CGGAGAAATTGGTGAAGTTAACGACTCTCATCTTGGTTGATGGTGGGGGGACGGGCGAAGTCCCGTTATTAACGCCCTTGTCCCTCCCCCCGGAAGGGGGAGAGGAAAGGCACTAGTCCAACTGGAGGAACACGGCGCGATACTCGGTATCGACGCCGGCCTGAAGAGCGACAGCGACCTGCGGCTCGCCGGCGGCATCGACGACCTCAAGGGCGCCGACAACGGACGAACCGGTGGTGAGAGCCGTGCCGATGGCAAGGGTCTCGTCGGCCAGGGCGGAGCATACGCCTCGCGTCTGGAGCCAGCAGAAGTAGCTGGCGGTGACGCCGATGTTCGGGATGCCCACGGCCATGTCCCCCTGGTCGGCGACGGAGACCAGAACCCCCGCGTACGGGTGGTAGTGGAGCGAAGCCTCGCTGGAGGTGGTCAGGGCGACCTGAACAGGCTCGGCCAGCTTGACCGTGAGGCTGGCGCTCGCGTCGGCGGCCGGGTGGCCGCTTACGAGGTAAGCCTTGCCCTCGCCGGCCGCGTCGTTGATGACGAGGTAGGAGCCGGCGTACTGGTTGGCTGTGGCGGCTGTGGCGCCGAGGGTGACGGTTACTTCCGTCGCCCCGACGGCGGCGGCCGCGGCCACGGCCATGTTCTGGTGGTTAGCCACGACGGCGGCGGCCACGCAGAGCTTGCCCGGGGAAAGGGCGACCGCGCCGGCCTTGCCGTAGCGGTAGCTGCGCCCGTCGGGAGTGACGCCGAGAGTACCCAGCGGGTGCTCCTGGACGCTGGATTCGCCGTTTATGTCATGGGCGAACAGCTGAACGTTTCCTGAAATCATAGTTGTTCAGTTACTTGTTTTATTAGGAGGCTACCGACTTTCCGGCGGTGGCGTAGGTCGAGCCGTCCTGCGAGACGACGAAGATGTTCTGTCCGGTCGTGCCCATCACGGTCACGTCCACGACGGCGCAGTTCGCGTCGCAGAACACGGCTCCCTGCGTCTGCGCGGCCCCGAAGGCGATTGCGGCGGCCGGTGTTCCGGCAGACAGCGGGTTGTTGAAGAAGGTGCAGCCCTTGAAGGTGAGCATCCTCTCCACGTCCGTTGCGTTCGCGCCGTAGACGAACACCTTGTCGGTGTCGTCGGCCTTGGCGAGCAGCATGCAGTTCTCGAAGTAGCAGTCCCGGAGCTTCTTGCCGGAGACGATGCCCCCGGTGCAGAGCACGTTGGCCCTGATGTTCCCGGTCTCGTTCGCGGTCGAGCCGATGGAGCAGTTGATGAACTGCGCCGAGTCGCCGTTGAGGGCGATTTCCGCGGCTCCCGCGTCGTCGAGGTCGCTTGACTTGTAGAACTCGCAGCCCTCGTAGACCGCGTACTCGCCGGCCTCGACCACGGAGTAGAGGGACTCGGCGACCGTGTTGCTGGAGTCGAACTTGATTCCGTGGAAGGTGTTGCCTACGCCGGTGTTCTGCATGACGGCGAGGTCAGTGGCGGCGGTCGTGACGCCGAGGGTGACTCTCGCGCGGGCTCCCATGCCGACGGCGCTGCCCCGCAGCCCGAGCCCGACGAAGTGGACGCGGCTCTTGGCGACGCTGAGCATCGCGGTCTGCGCGTGCGCGGCGTTGGCGCTCAGCAGGATAACGTCGTGGTTGCCGGACGTGACCTTGGCGTAAGCGGCGGAAATCGTCGCCAGCGCGGTGTCCTTGGTCAGCCCGTCCTCGTTGTCGTCCCCGTTCGTCGGGTCTACCCAGTAGACGTTGCCGAACGTGACGATGCCGGCGGCCTCAATGTCGTCAAGAAGAATCTTGTGGCCGTACTTGAGCGCCGGGATGTGGTTTCTCGCTGGATCCATATCATTCTTTCAATAACCCTCTCGCGCAGTCTCTAGCTCGCGGTAAAAGGCGAATGTTACTTAGACTGTGGTGATTCCGGTCAGCTTGCCGGTGCGCTTCGGGTTGGTTCCGATGAACTCGCCGGTCAGGTACAGGTGCGAAATCATCGCGGCCTGGTTCTGGGAGCGCATCCAGTCGCTCCAAGTGAACCCGAAGGAGGTCATCTTGGAGTAGTCGTTGCCCTCAATCACCTTGCGGCTGAACATTATCGGCTTGGTGCCCTCAAGCGGCTTGGCGCGCCACTCCAGGAACTTCTCGTTCAGGAAGAACAGGACGCCGCTGGTGCACTTCTCGTCGGCCAGGATTGGGATGCCCTTGTAGGCGAGCCCGGTGTAGCCGGTTCCGCCGACGAGACCGGATGTTTCCCCGACGTTCTTCATGATTCTCTCCTGCGGAGTGAGGAGCTGCTCGTACAGGCTCCATACCGTATCTGTGGTGAGTCCCAAAGTCGGGGCGACCGAGCCGCTGGAGACGCTGTTGTAGAGGGTCGCCATCTTGGCGAGGGTCAGCGTCCCGCCGGAGGCGGTGACGGTGGCCTTGAGCCCCGTGTAGGTCGCGCGCGACTGGCCGCCGTAGGTGGCGACTGAGGTCCCGTCATCGACTATCGCTCCGAGACCAAGGAAGTCCTTGCCCCCGTTGCCGGTTCCGTCGCCGTAGAGGATGGTCCCGACGTCGTCGGCCATGTCCTGGGCGCTGGATTCCATCTCGACCCCCATGAGGTCGATGACCTTCTCGCTGCCCGAGTTCAGCGTGAGCTCGCTCATGGCGAGGGTCACGGGAATCGAGTAGTACTTGAGGTCGAACGTCATCAGGTCGCGCGTGTTCACGGCTGCCGTGTTCAGCGTGTCGAAGCCGCTGAAGGACGAGCCCTGAGTGTTCTTCGAGTGCTTGAACGGAACCTTGAACTGCTCGCCTGACCATTTCTTGGGCATTGAGACGACCTTGTCTAGGATGATGTTGGAGCCGAGGACGGTGTCCACGACCTTGGCCAAAATCTTGTCCTGGCTGGTGGTCAGTACCCTGTTGCTGTTAGCCATATCGTTCTGTGCTTAGTCTAGGTCATCCGGGGTAAAGTAACCCCGTTTGCTTTCGGCGCTCGGCGCCCTCTCGGGGGAAGCCGCGGCCGCCGCGTTCTCTCGAACGGCATCCGTCGATTTCTTCCTCTGGCCGTCGAGCATCCTCATGATGTCGTAGGCCTTGCGGAAGTCCACCTGCCCGCGGTCATCCGTGGGCCGGTACTCGACGGCTATCTTCATCAGCCTGTTGCGGTCGAACTTCAGTCCCTCGCCCCTGAGCGAGTCCACCTCGTCGTCCACCCACTGCTGGTATTCCGCCGTTCTCCTGCTTTCCGCCTCACGCTCGGAGTTTATCTCCCGGAGCACCTCGGCCTTGACGGCCTCCTTGTCCGACTGCCTTGAGCGCAGGTACTGGCTCCACACCTTCGGGTCGTCCCCGAACTGCGTCACGAACCATGTCGGCGCCTCCGGCTCCTCCTCCGTCTTGCGTTGCGGCTCCGCCTTTTCCAGACGGTCCAGACGCTCCCGCAGCTCGCGGTTCTCCGTCTGAATCTTCTGCCAGCGGGGGTTCTTGTGGAACGGCTCCGGCTTTTCCGTCTCCGCTCCCTTTTCCGTATCCCCTTCAGGGGATTCCGGCTGGACTGTTTCGGCTGGCGAATCCTCCGGCGTTTCCTCCGGTTGGGCCAGTTCAGGAGTCTCCTCCCGGCCCCCCGCCAATAGTTCCTCGATATCCATGTTGCGCAGGACTTGTTTTATGACGCTCCGAGTACGTCGCTAGGAATAGTGGGTTGAATCGCGGCCTCGCCGCCTGCCGTTTCCGCCGGTGACTGCGGCATCTGGGGCGCCATGCCGGGAACCTGCCCGGCCCTCCATTCGGCCAGCCTCATCGCCATCTCCTCCGGGTTGCCCATGTCGAGAATCTCGAACAGGGTCACCGGGTCGAGCGCTCCCGCCCCGAACAGCTCCATCGCCTCCGCCCGGCGGCTCATGTCGTCGCGCGGGACGAGCGAGCCCTCCTTTACGGTAATCCATACCGGATGCGCCGCCAGTTCAGTCGAGTCGAACTTGACCAGCCCGCGCGAGCCGGGGAAAACGACCGCCTCCGCGTAGTGGACCAGCATGAGCTGGAGGAACCAGTTGTACGAGCGGTCGTAAATCTGCTCCAGGTAGTCGCTGATGAGGCCGAGCCTGGACTCGTCACCCTGCTTCAGAAGCACCCTGCCGGTGGCGGTCTCTGACGGGCCCCTCTCGCCCCTGGTGGTGGCGTGCGTGCCGAACACGTTGTCGAACTCCAAGCGGGCGTCCTGGAGCTGCTCGTATGCCTGCCCCGGAAGGGCGACCCCCTGAACCGCCGCAACGCCCTCCCGAGCGTCGCCGCTCGATATGGCCATCGTCGCGCCCCGACGGAAGCTCTCCCCGAGTTCGGAAGCCTCCTCCTTGGTGAGCCCCGTCTTTTCCAGTGACACGACCAGGCCTCCGTTCACCCTGTCCAGGTTCTTGTCAATCTGGCCGAGCCTCTTGTTTATGAGGTCCTGCATCGCCAGGTTCTGCTCCAGCGGGTTAGTGGCGTCGAACGGCGCCAGACCGAGGTCAAACACGGTGAAGAACGAGTAGGGAATCTGCGGCTCCTCCAGGTGGTTGAATCCCGGCAGGCTCTCTGTCGTCTCCTCGCCGTACTCGTCGGTCTCCGTGACCTCCTCCGTCCAGTTCCAGTGCGGGTTCCTGCTCTTGCCGAGAACGTCGTCGCTAAGCGTCCAGAACACCATGTCGTCCGTCCACCACTCGACGTACACGATCTTGGTCCCCATCTTGCCCTTGACCGCGTCGCTGATTATCGCCTTGCTTCCCGGGAACCTCTCCGCGAGCACGTCGGCGGAGTCCTTCCTTCGCTCCCCGAGGAATCTCCCCCGGTAGCGGCCGCCCTCCTCGACGTAGCCGCGGGGGTCGAATATGAACCGGTCAGCGGGAACCACGTCAAAGGCTATGTCGCCGCTTGACCTGTCCCAGCCGTACTTGACCACGCCGACCAACCCGAGCAGCCATTCCCTGATGAGCCTCTTGGTCTTCAGCCTCACCCTTAGCCTGTCCTGCTGGTAGACGATAGCCTCGCTCACCCTGTCGGCCACCTGCTGCCCCTCCGGGGTGTCGTCGCCCTTCACGAGCGGCATGGCCTGCTGCCTCGTGGCGATGGGTATCACCGTCTCCACCGAGGTGTAAATCCTGTTGTCCACCAGGTTCCTTCCCTTGCCGTTAGACGGCGGGGTGACGGCGACCGGTCCTCCGCTCGACCTGTTGGCGTACTGGTCTCCGAGGTAATAGGAGCGCAGGGTCTCCCGCCTGCTCTTGAGGTCGGACTCCACCGGGGACCACTCCCGCATCCACTCCTTCTTGAGCGCGATTAGGTCGGCGTCGCTCGTCTTCACGTCGAACGCCTCCTCCAGAGAATCGACCGCGCCGTCCTTTGACTCAATCGAGCCGCGCCCGATGAAAAAGTCGTATAGCTTGTTCCATTCCATGTGTGCGCAATAAAAAAAGACACGGCTAACAGCCGTGTCCGTCTTTGAATGGGCCGGTTAAGGCCGTTCAAGATAGGATTTTAACGCGGTAATTATACCATTTTTTCGCTTCAGGGTCAATTCAGCACCAGCAGGCAAAAGCCCGTGCCAAGCGCGACGAGGGTTCCCAGCAGAAAAACCTTGGTCAGACTGCACATCATGGGCTCGAAGAAGTCCTCCCAAAAAAGGTTGATTATCCCGATTGCCAAGGTGTTGAACGCCAGAATTGCGATTATAAGCAGTAGCATACGCTTCGCTTATACCACGTTTTTCGGCCTGCGTCAAACCCTGACCTTTACGTTAATCTCAACCATCGTCGGCTTGCCCCGACCGTCCATGTGGACGGTGAAGCTCCCCTGCCTGACCTCGTGGGCCCTGGCCTTGTAAATGGCGCCAAGAACGTCGTGCAGGTCGCTGGCCAGCTTTATCTTGTGGTTTATTTCCTCGTCCTGCGTCATGTGTCCCTCCAGTCACGTGATTTAGGGGGAAGCGGCGGACGGGCCGGAATCATCCCGCCTGGCGGGACGTAGACCGACGGCTGAACGTCGATTATGCCGCCGTCGTCGCCTCCGGTAACGAACGCCTCACCGCCGAACCTGTCGAGCGCTATGCGCCAGTAAATGGTGCACAAACAATAATGGTCTACGCCGCTCGTGGACTTCCAAACGCTCACGGGCTTGTCGGTCGCGTCCCGTTCCGTGACCCGGTACATGGTCGCCCAGTGCTTCGCGTAGTCCCTCCATTCGGCCGGCATCCCGGAGAACACCAGCGAGCCCTTGTGAATCTCGTCCACCACCAGCTGAATCATGCGGTTGCGGTCTGCAAGGACGTGCCCGTCCTCGTCCTTCTTGCCCCACCTGACGAGCTGCATTCCCTTTCTGTCTCGGGCGAACGAGCACAGGAACACCCTGCCGGGGTAGCGGTCGCGCAGTCGCCTGGGCTCCGTGAGGTCGGGCATGGCGTCGATGACGGCGATGCTCCTCGGGTATTCCTTGAGCAGCCTCTCGAACTCCGCCCAGTCCTCGAACGTGCCGTGGCGGAACAGCCCCCCGGCGTTGCCCACCACGAAGTGCTTGACGAGTCCGACGTCCACCCCGATTACCGCCTCCTCGTGCAGGTTATTCTCCATCGTGCAGTTCCTGTAGATTACCGCCTCGCTGATTCGGTTGCCTCCTCCCTCATAGGGAAGCCCGAGCACCTTGTTGAAGAAGAAGTCCTGCGGGTGCGCCTCGAACTTGTCCACTATCTCCCCCGCGCTGACCCACGGGGCCATCAGAAGCGAGATGTGGTAGCCGGATACGCTGCGCCCCGAGTGGCGGCTGACCCACCGCCCGACACGCCTGTCGTCCTCGCTGAGCGGAGCGCTGCACGCCTTGCAGACGTAAGCCCTGCGGTCGCGACATATCGATTCCGGCCATTCGAGGAACTGCTCCTTGGCGCACTTCGAGCACTTCACGAACCACTCCTTCATGTCCGACCTGCGCCAGTGCTGGTCCACGCCGGCACCGGGAGACGACGGGTGGCTGAACCAGTGCGTCCACTTGAACTTGGAGTGCTGGAGGCGGGACTGGTAGTCGGCGATGACGTCCAGCCTGGACGAGTCGGTCTCGTCGTGGCAGAGCCAGTCGGCGGGGACGGTTATCGCGTCCTTGGGGGAGTGCGTGCCCTTGAAGTAGAGCATGTTCGCCCCGACGGTCTTCTGCTCGATTGTGTCCCTGTCCTTGACCAGTTGCTGAAACACCGGATTATTGGCGATGAGCCTGTTCACCTTGGAGCCGGCCAAGGCATAAGCCTCGTCCCGCGTGGGCATGGTGTAGACCACGTCAATCCCGTATTT